ATCTACAAATTTCAAATAACGATGAAAAACCACGCCGGAATTTTCAGTAGATACTTTATAGGTGGTCATTAGTGTGTTACCTAATCCATGACCAGCTTTAAATGATTCTGGGAAATAAGCGGATCCGAATTTAGAGATAAGTTCATATTCGCCATCATCATCATATAATCCTGATTGTAAGGTGATTTTTTGTGTGCCGTCATCTCCCAAATTCAAAATCTTATTTGCAGCAGAAAAAGAAATCACATTGTCATTTTTAACATGAATAATATAATTCCCATCAAATTGTACGCCGCCTGTAATAATATTAAGGTCTCCGGTAAGTTGTGCTAATTTGGCTTTAGTAATGGCAAATACACCTGTATTGTTATAAAGTCACACCATTTAATGCGGAAACAGTTGATTTAAAAGTGCTGGAATTTTCTACTGTAAATGTGCCATATACATGGCTATTACGCATTGTCCAATCTACTTCTTTTCTATTTGCATTTCCGGAATGATAGAACTCCAGACCGTTATAATTGATACCATCTTTAGAAATAGTCAAATCACCTAAACGGATCACTCCAGAACAAGTTACGTCACCATTTAAAGCAATATTGCTGGCATCAAGTGATAAAATATCATTGTCATAGCTAATAACATTATAGCCATTAATATATAAACCATGTGCATTAAGGTGTAATTCACCATCTATGCTGACTATGCTTTTTCTGGCAGCCGGATCTTCTTCTGTGGTCTGATAAACATCTAAGATTTTAATTCCATTAGCTCCGGATGAAAATCCATACAAAGTATTTAATTTGCCCAACATGGAGTCACCGTTTAATGAAACGGCACCGCTAATTCCACCACTATCTCCAACTCCTAAGCTAGTCACTGTAGCGTTGGCAAATAAATAAGCAGCGTTTTTACGGGTAATGTCTTCATGCTCTTTAATAGTAGCGTTAATTTTAGCCTCATCAACAATGCTAGTTTCAAAAGTAATGGGAAAAACAGCTTTATCGAGTTGTAATAAACCGCTTCCGTCTTCTGACACATGTACATAATCCGGTCCGGTCAGGTCTGGAAGAGTTTCTTTAGAAGCTTCCTCCAGACCTGCTACCAAACGATTATACATACCTTCTAAAGCACTGCCTTCAGGGATATTAGCGATACCTTCATTTAATTGCGCCATATTATTCTGCAACTTTTACAGTTTTTGATAAGATACCGGATGTAGCAGCTTTATATGATTGCACCTTTGCTTGCAAAGAAATAAATTGAGCTACATTGGCCGGCGGTTGAGGTCCCATCATAGTGGGAGTCATCATTTGTGACAATGCACTTAACCAATCTATTAACAGTGTAGCCAATTGATTGCCCAACACAGCAGGTTCTTTGGCATTTCCACTACCTAAATACACGCCATCGCTTTTAATAATAATTTCTTTTGCGTCATACTTTGCTAATAACTGTTGTGCATCCAATAATAGCTCGGTCTTATCATGTTTTGATAATATTTGGTCAGCAGTAACTTCTATACTGCTCTTGTCTGCATCGCTTTCGCCTTTTGCAACTTCCGTCAATGCAGACTTGGGGGTATAAACAGTATGTGCATATACACCTGTTTTTTCAAGCTCATGGACATCTGGGCCATCTTCAGAGTCTTCCCATTCTTTTGTTTCAGTAGCACCGATTGTAACCTGATTATGAGCATCAATCTGTACTGTATCTGCGTGAGAATATTGAATCACATATTCACGTAATGTATCAGGGTCCGTAGTAATGACCACATCTGAATACAAATAAGGAATAATCACTAATCCGTTTTCATTATTTTGAATAGCCGAAAGATATACTCCTTCATGCAAACCTACTGGTAAACCATTGTCTAAATATTGTTTTTCAGACAAATCTGATAAATATTCCTGCACATCTACTGTACCACATAACTCATCGCTGGCATCTGTATGTACTTTAACTACAAATCCAGAAATTTTAGAAGTATTTTTAATCACATTAGTATGTGGATTGACCAGTTTATGTAATGCAATTTGCCTGATTGCTTCATAAATGGTTTCGTTTGCATTTAAATTGCTTATATCCTTTTTCATACTCATACGTTTTTAATCTTGTTCGGGTTTTGCGATACAATAAGGTAGTTTTAAAGTTTGTCGAAAA